GCTAGACCTATTTGACGAGGCATAAGATGACTACATGGTCCTACAGCAGCTTGAAAACATTCGAGCAGTGCGCAAAGAAGTACTACCACCTGAAGGTGCTCAAGGATGTGAAGGATGTGGGCAGCGAAGCCACCATCTACGGTAACGAAGCGCACAAAGCTGCGGAGGACTACGTGTCTGCAGGCACACCGCTGCCAGCCCGGTTCAGCTACATGCAGAAGACACTCGACGCACTGCTGGCTATCCCCGGAGAGAAGCACTGCGAGTTGAAGCTGGGCGTGGAACTCAGTGACACCGGCTACCTACCCTGCGAGTTCTTCGGGGAGGAGGTATGGTGGAGGGGTATTGCGGACCTGCTGATTATCAACGGGGACACCGGCTACTTGGTGGACTACAAGACCAGCAAGAACGCGAAGTATGCAGACACCAAACAGTTGGACATTCTGGCAGCAGCAGTGTTTACTCGCTTCCCCCAACTGCGGAAGTTGAAGTCTGCCCTTGCTTTCGTAGTCAGTAACGAGTTCGTGAAGAAGGAGCATACCTCCGACCTGAGCAAATCGTACTTCGCTACATTTACGTCGGAACTGGATAGACTATCGGTAGCGGAAGACACCGGGGTGTGGAACGCCAATTCCGGTCCGTTGTGCAAGTTCTGTCCAGTCACCACATGCGAACACAACAGGAGATAGCCATGCCCTATGTAAACAAGCCCCGCCCTTACAAGAAAGAATACGAGCAGTACCAAGGCACAGAAGAACAGAAGAAGAACCGCGCCAAACGCAACAAGGCCCGCCGGGAGATGGAGCGCAAAGGCAAGGTGCACAAGGGAGATGGCAAAGACGTTGACCACGTAAAGCCTCTATCCAAGGGCGGTGGCACCAACACAGGTAACCTGCGGGTTAAACCAGTAAGCGCAAACCGTGGATACGCACGGAACAAAGACAACTCGGTGAAGTAATGAAAATCGTGAACGACGCAGTGGTGTTGGTGAAGACCAAGCAACCGCACCTCATTACGGAACGCATCAAGAAATCCAAGGTGCTCCGTGAGACGGATGGACTGTTTGAGGTGGCTATCCATTGGGGGTTGGCAGAAGCGCAAGCACTGGCGGCTATCGGTCTCAAGACTTCACCATCCCCTATACTCAGGGATTACGCGTGGACAGGGAAGTTCTCACCGTTCGCACACCAGAAAGAAACTTCCGGGTTTTTGACACTCCGCAAAAAAGCATTCTGCTTCAACGAGCAGGGTACAGGTAAGACTGCCAGCGTGATATGGGCAGTGGACTACTTGATGAAGATCAACGCCGTCAAACGCGTACTGGTGATATGCCCACTGTCGATTATGAAGTCGGCGTGGCAGCAAGACCTGTTCAAGTTCGCTATGCACCGTAGCTGCTCTGTAGCCCACGGAGATGCCACAGCGCGGCGCAAGATACTCAACGCCAAGTCTGAGTTCGTCATCATCAACTTTGACGGCGTGGCGGTGATAAAGGACGAGATCATCAAGGGCGGCTTTGACATGGTGGTTGTTGACGAAGCCTCTGCCTATAAGAACGTCAAGACAAATCGTTGGAAAGTGTTGAATGAAATCATGAGTCACGTAGAGTGGCTGTGGATGCTTACAGGTACTCCAGCAGCACAATCCCCCTTGGATGCGTATGGGTTGGCCAAACTGATTAACCCCGCAGGGGCACCGAAATACTTCGGGCAGTTCCGGGACATGGTGATGTACAAGGTCACCGAGTTCTTGTGGAAGCCGCGCAACACCGCAGACAAGATCGTTCACACCATGTTGCAACCTGCGATCCGTTTCGAGAAAGACCAGTGCCTTGACCTGCCCCCATTGACGTTTGTAGAACGTGACGCCCCGCTGACCCCCATGCAGCAGACGTACTACACCAAGCTGAAAAATCAGATGACATGTGAAGCGGCGGGTGAGCAGATCACGTCCGTCAATGCAGCTACCAACCTCAACAAGCTGTTGCAAATATCAGGGGGTGCGGTCTACTCGGATACTGGAGGGGTCGTAGAGTTCGACGTAAGCAACAGACTGAACGTGGTGCTTGAGGTAATCGAGGAGTCATCGCACAAGGTGCTTGTGTTCGTGCCGTTCACGCATACCATAAACCTGCTGAGTGAGTTCCTGACCAAGCACAAGATAACCAACGATGTGATTTCCGGCAGTGTGTCAGTCAACAACCGGGCGCGGATCATCCAGAACTTCCAAGAGAAACCAGACCCACACGTTCTTGTTATCCAGCCACAAGCGGCATCCCACGGGCTTACCCTTACCGCAGCAAACACTATTATTTGGTACGCTCCGGTTACCAGCGTAGAGACTTACTTGCAGGCCAACGCACGCATCAACCGTCCCGGGCAGCACAATCCGATGACGATAGTGCATATCCAAGGAAGCCCAGTAGAAGCCAAGCTGTACACCATGCTCCAACAAAACATACACAGTCACACAAAAATAATTGACCTATATCGACAAGAAGTTGACAACAAATAGTTGACATTGTCAAAGACGTAGGTAAACTCCCAAACTCAACCCCAACACGGAGGCACTATGAGTGACTCAATAGACGGCCTGACCGCCGATAAACTGGTTGCGATCTACTTGAAGATTCGCTCCAAGATCAAAGAACACGAGGAAGAGATCGACCGCTTCAAAGAGCAGATGCAGATGGTCAGCAACAAAATGCTGGATTTCTGTGCCGCTGACAACCTCGACAGCATCAAGACCCCAGAGGGCACCATCAGCCGACGCCTGTCGTCGCGTTATTGGACCAGCGACTGGGATGCCATGTACAAGTTCATACACGACAACAACGCAGGGTTCCTGCTGGAGAAGCGCATCAACAACACCGCACTAAAAGAATTCTTGGCGGACAACCCAGAGTCAGTACCACCCGGACTACAGTCCAACAACGAGTACGTAATTTCTGTACGCAAACCAACCGCTAAATAGGAGCGAGCTATGCCGAGAGAACTTACCCCCGATGAAGCCCTCGAAATAATAGAGTCGAGGAGACTGATAAAAGCCTTAAAGGATAGGCTACAAGCAGTAGAAACGATGCTTGGAGGAAACAGCGACCTTATACACTTGTTAAACCGCAGTACAAACAACCTTATAGCGCGAGTAACTAAATTGGAGAACCAAAAATGAGTAAAGAAGTAAGCATTTTCGCAAGTAACAACGACGTTGTAACGTCCGGTGAACGCAAGCTGAGTAAACTGGCTCAGACCCTCGCATCCACCTCGATGGTACGACGCATCCAGACCAACACCAACGGCACGTTCAAACGCTTGGTGAACGGGGAGCAAGTCGGCAACGCTGTCCGTGGCGAGCTTGACGTAATCATCGTCGGGGCACTGCCGCAGGTATCCCGCGTGTACTACGCGCAGAAGTACGACCCCAAAGCAGAACCAACCATGCCCAACTGCTGGTCCAACCTCGGGGAAGCACCAGAGAAGAACGTGGCCGACCCGCAACACGCCAACTGCGCAGACTGCCCGATGAACGTCAAAGGCTCCGGCGAGAATGGCAGCAAGGCGTGCCGCTACCAGCGTCGTATTTCCGTACTGCTTGCCAACGACCCATCGGGTGACGTGTACCAGTTCAACATCCCGGCCAAATCGCTGTTCGGCAAGGGCACTGGCAACGTGCACCCGTTCGAGAGCTACATCAAGTTCCTGATCGCCAACGGTGAGTCCCCGGATAACGTGGTGACCAAGATCAGCTACGACGACAACGCCGACTCCATGGAGCTGCTGTTCTCCCCAGTGCGCAACACAAGCGATGCAGAGTACCAGCAGGTTGTGGCTGCTCAAGCACGCCCAGAGACGGAGACGTACACCAAGATCACCGTGGCGCAGATGGACGGCGTGACCAAGGCTCCAGTCAAGGCTGCTCCCAAGCCGGAACCCGTGAAGGAAGCACCGAAACCGAAGGTGTCCCGCAGTGAAGACCCGGACGACGATGCCCCTGCCCCAGCCCCCGCCGCAGTAGCGGAGCCAGTCAAGCGCGAGAAGAAGCGTGAAGCTGCTCCCCCAGCACCCACTGCGGACCTTGCAGGTGTGATCGCTGAATGGGCCGGTGACGACTGATATGAGTTACGGGTATAACGCCAAGCTGATAAAGCTCAACAAGCAAACCAGTCGGAAGCTCCTCGGCGTCCGACTGGGGCGCGTCTGTATCGCGCATGACGTGCCGGTGGCAGAAGTAGCCTACAAGCTGGGAGTCAGCAGGCAGACCATTTACAACTGGTTTGTTGGCGCTTCCAACCCAAGGGCAGAATTTGTGCCATCCATTGAGAAGTTCATCGCTTCCAAGGGCTGACTCCTTCCCCACATTACTACCGAGGAAACTTGGGGGATAACATCCCCCTGAAATAAGCATGAGCGACTTTGACCTGCTAAGTTATGTTCAGCCACCGGATGGGTGGTTCGCGGTGGTGGGGATACACAGCGACAAAAGTGCGCGCCAGCTACTTGTAGCTACCCGAGAAGAGGTAGACAAAGTTGCCGCCAAGTTTATAGCCCAACAACGGAATGTGTTCTTCGGTGTTGCCAAGTTTGCTACCGACAGCGACCGCACTAAGGAAAACGTGCAGAGCCTCAAGGCACTGTGGTTGGACATCGACTGCGGTGAGGACAAGGCAGCGATAAACCCCAAAACCGGCAGGCCGAACGGGTACATAGACCAAGCCACCGGACTGAGCGCACTGCGTGACTTCTGCAAGCTGGTCGGGTTGCCCAAACCCACCCTTGTAAACTCAGGGCGTGGCATCCACGTCTACTGGGTACTCGACAAGGTGGTAACTCAGC